GATCCTTATGATGTATCATCACCAAATAACGTTATGAAATATCTTAACATGAAAAATGGTGATGATGTCTTATAACATTGACAATTAAACTAAACTATGATACAATTATATTATATTAAATTATGAAGGAGTGAAAATGAATCTAACTACTGACACATTATCCGTGTTAAAAAACTTTTCGGATATTAATCAAAACATTTTGGTTAAACCGGGAAACAAAATACAAACTATTTCTACTATGAAAAATATCTTGGCAGAAGCTGAGGTGAGTGAAAAGTTTGAAGACGAGTTTGCGATATACGACTTACCAGAGTTTTTAAGATCGGTTGAACTATTTGAAAAACCAGAACTTAAATTTAATGGTGGGACTAATGTAAACATATCTCAAAACACACAATCAATTAAATATTTCTTTGCTGATAAATCAGTTATTGTAACACCAAATAAGAGTATTACAATGCCAGATAAGCATGTTACCTTTACTTTAAAGAAAGATGACTTTGCTAGATTAATGAAAGGTACTACTACATTAAATCTACCAGATGTTGCTGTTATAGGTGATGGTAAAAGTATTAAACTTGTTGGAACAGATAAGAAAAACAAATCATCTAACGCATACTCTATTGATGTAGGCGAAACAGATAAGAAGTTTACTGCTTACTTTAGAACAGAAAACTTTAAACAGATTGTTGATGATTATGATGTTGCGATTTCAAAAGCTAAGATTTCTCACTTTGTAAATAGAAACAAATCTGTACAATATTGGATAGCATTAGAACCTGACTCTGAATTTTAGAGAGTTATCGACTTATAAATCTATTGCGGAAGCAAAAAGAAAACTTGGTAAAACTGAATATTATATAATGAAAGAGGTGATAAGTGGAAAAAACAAAAGACTTCCTTTGGACAGAAGCGTATAGACCAAAACGAATTGAAGATTGTATATTAACTGAAGACTTAAAGAATACATTTACTCAATTTCTAAAACAAAAAGAAATACCAAATCTACTTTTATCAGGAAGCGCTGGAACAGGTAAGACTACTGTCGCTAGAGCTTTATGTGAAGAACTAGGTGCTGATTATATCATCATTAATGGTTCCGATGAAGGTAGACAAATTGATACAGTTAGAAGTAAAATTAAAAACTTTGCCTCTACTGTTTCTCTTACTGAAGACGCTAATCATAAAGTTGTTATAATAGACGAGGCTGATTATATGAATGCTGATAGTGTTCAACCAGCTCTCCGTAATTTTATAGAAACTTTTTATAAGAATTGTCGTTTTATCTTTACCTGTAATTACAAAAACAAAATCATACCAGCTCTACACTCCAGATGTACTGTGATTGATTTCAAAATTGTAAATGGTCAAAGAGTTAAAACTGCTACTGCCTTTCTAGCTAGACTAGAGGGTGTGCTTAAAGATCAAAATATAGAGTTTGATAAGAAAGTATTAGCAGAGTTAATTCAAAAGTATTATCCTGACTTTAGAAGAACAATAAACGAACTACAAAGATATTCCGTAAGGGGTAAAATTGATAGTGGTATATTATTCAATCTAGGTGAGGTGAATACTAAAGAACTTGTAAAACTACTTAAAGACAAGAGATTTAACGACATGAGAAAATGGGTAGTACAGAACTTGGACAAAGAGGCTTCCTCCTTGTTTAAGACGTTGTATGAGACACTATATACTAGTTTAGACGCAAAGTCAGTACCTCAGGCGATATTGATTATTGCTGGGTATCAATACAAATCAGCTTTTGTCGCTGACCAAGAGATTAACATGGTCGCTTGTTTAACAGAGATAATGGCAGGTTGTAAATTCAAATAAACTAAATAGAAATAACACGAGGATATTATGCCAGGTAAGTGGGACGGTAGAAGTAGATTATCAAATGACAAGTATAGGGAAAGTTGGGATAGAATATTCAAAACCAATCCTGTTGCCAAAGAAGTAAGAACTCCGAAGTTTAAACCTAGTGTAGTAAAAGCAAAAAAAGGCAAAGGGAGTTATACGAGAAATGGCAAAAAGAACATTATTCAAAACATTGATAGTGAAAGCTAGAATGTTTTGGGCTGATATACGTGGTCATCATGGTAAACGTTGGAATTACGAACCAGGTGATTGGTATATGGGTAGACACAACAAGCGTAAGTAAGTGAAAAAAATTTTATTATGGAGCAAACATGGCAGAAGATTACACACTAGCTAGTTATCTAAACGCAATCAATTTTACTAAAGAAAATTTATTAGACACAACAGACGAAACTTGGGAAAAGAAATACCCTCCTTTTGTTATAAACAAGTGTCTTTCCGTGCATTACGACTGTATTGCTCAAGCCAACGAAATGAATGGCTATCACTTCCTAGATAAGAAAACTCAGTTTCATTTTTATATAAATAGTATTAGAAAAAAGAAGCGATTTGGTGGCAAGTGGTTATCACAGGCCAAGTTGAAGAATTTAGAGTATGTAAAAGAGTATTATGGTTATAGCAATGAGAAGGCTAAAGACGCTCTTACTTTACTTACTGATAAACAAATTGAATTAATTAAGGTTAGCCTTTTAAAAGGTGGGAGAACAAAATAATGAATGAGGAAACAATCAACTGGACCGCTGACAGTATGTTAGAGGTTACCATCAAGCAACCAGATGACTTTTTAAAGATCAGAGAGACTTTAACTAGAATAGGTGTTGCAAGTAGAAAAGACAAGACACTATTTCAAAGTTGTCATATATTACACAAACAAGGTAAATATTTCATAACACATTTTAAAGAACTATTTGCGTTAGATGGTAAGAAAGCAACTTTAACACAAAACGATATTCAAAGAAGAAACACAATCTCTATCTTATTACAAGATTGGAATTTAATTGATATAGTGGACAAGCCTAAATCAGCGGATAAAGCTCCATTATCACAAATCAAAGTATTACCTTTTAAAGAAAAAAAAGAGTGGAACTTATCGGCAAAATATAATATAGGGAAAAAAGTGGAAGCCAAGGATAATACTGACAATGCAAGTACCGAAGTTTAAAGAGTTTATTACAGAAACAGATATAGGTCGTAAAGGCAAGGCTATAACAGTTGCTATGGTAACTGTGGCTGACTCTAAGGACCCAAAAGAAAACACTACTGCTGATCTTATACAAAAAGCGTGTAAGAAAAAAGGTATCAAGTGTGTTATTGTAAACACTAAATCAACTATCATCACAGCTAAAGACGAAGACAAAGGAACACTTACTGTTTACAACTATGATGGTAACCAAGGTGAACATACTTTTGTAGGTAGAGATACAGTTTGTATAACTAGAGGTGGAGCACTTGAAGACGAAGCAGGTCTTTCATTAATATCATCATTTCAAAACTCACAAGCGTTTATGATAAACACAAGAGCATCAATGCTGACTTGTGATAATAAACTAACATCAGCTTTACTATTTGAAAAATTTGGATTACCAACTCCAAAAACAGCATTCATTTCAAACGAAAACAATATTAAAAGTGGTGTTGATATGATAGGGGGGAAATTCCCAATCATATTAAAAACACTAACAGGAACACAAGGCGTAGGAGTAATCAAAATAGAAAGTTACGAAGGCCTTGTGGCGACTGTACAAGCCATGTGGAAATTAAAAGCAGAACTTCTAATACAAGAATATATGCCTAGTGATTTTGATGTAAGAACATTTGTAGTAGATAATAAAATATTTGCTAGTACAAAAAGAAGCCATAGTAGTTATGACTTCAGATCAAACACACACAGAGGCGCAGAGGCAGAACCTTATAAATTAAGTGATGAAGAAAGAGAACTTGTATTAAAGGCAGCTAGAGTCTCCAGAGCATATATGTGTGGTGTAGATCATATTATATTTAAAAACAAACCATATCTATTAGAAGTAAATGGTAGTCCTGGATCAGGCGCTGATTACGAAGGCTATCAACATAGAGATTACTATGCTGACGCAGAACCAGCTGGTAGAATAGATGGTGAACAAATGATGGCCAATGTGATAGATTATATTTCTGATAGAACTCATTGGGACAGACAATCACTTATAGAAACTGGTTGGTTAGAAACAGTTGAGTTAGATGAAATAGGCAAAGTAAGAGTTAAGTTTGATACAGGTAATGGATCAAAAGCTTGTGCTTTACATGCAGACAAAATTTTAGAAGATGGTAAGATTGTTAAATGGACATATGATGGTAAAACATTTAGTAAACCAAGACATGGTATAAGTAAAGTTTATAGAGCAAACGCTGATGGAGAAGAACCATCAGAAACAAGACCAACAGTATTATTAGATTTAACTTTTAATGGTTTTACATATAAAGATATAGAAGTAGGTTTAGACGCAAGACCTAGATCAGGTTCAGACTTATTGGTAAATAGAGATTTAATGCGATTAATGAATATTAGTGTCAACCCTAATAGAACATTTGTATTGAGTAAACGATTGAAACCGGTTGATAAAAAAGGCAAAGAAGATAAAATTGGCTTTGATAAAGATTAACCTTGACAAACAAGTCAAGTTATGATATAATGAAACACAAATAGGAGATATTATGCAAGACGTGAAGATATTAAGAATGACTACAGGCGAAGATGTAATTGCTAAAGTGGGTGAAAATGACGATGGTGTGAGTTTAAACAAACCATTTGTAATCATACCTCAACAATCAGCACCAGGACAACCAATACAATTGATGATGTCATTGTATAATGCTTTTGGTAAGAGTGACACAATTACTGTTACTAAAGATAAGATTGTTTTTCAAACAGAACCAAAAGATGATTTACTAAAATCATATGCACAAAATACAAGCAGTATCATATCTGCGAAGACACCTGGTTTAATTACCGAAAATTCAGTACCGAAGTTATAATGATAACGGTTAATTTCGTTAGAGGAGAGGAAGTGATTCCTGTCCAGGTAGATGAAGGTATGACATTGATGGAAGCTGCTAGAGATTATTCTCCTAATGCTGACATTGATGAAATACCAGCAGATTGTTCAGGCTGTTGTGCATGTGCTACTTGCCATGTACTAGTAGACAGAAACTGGACTTTAATTGTGGGTCAACCTAATGAAGGTTCAGTAGAAACAGATTTGATTGAATATGAAAAAGGCTATGATCGTATGCAAAGTAGATTAGCTTGTCAAATACAATTAGAAAAGAAACACGATGGTTTGGTTGTACATTTATTGGATAATCACAAAATTTAATTATGATAAAAGTTGAACTAGTAGATAAAATGGGGAATGACTTGACAGTAGTAAATGCTGCTAGAGTAAGTTATTCAAAGACTAAAGCAAGTTTTGATTTTTCTGATGAGAAACTTATTAAGTATCTAGCAGAACATAATCATTGGTCACCTTTTGCTCACGCAAGTTTACAATTTAGAATTAAAGCACCAATCTTTGTCGCAAGACAATTAGTTAAACATCAAGTAGGATTAGCTTGGAATGAAGTCAGTAGGCGTTATGTTGACTTTCCACCAGAACTATATAAACCAGAAACATGGAGAGGACGACCAAAGAACTCTAAACAAGGTAGTGATGGTGAGATAAAACTAGACCAAACAATCAATCATAATATGGAAACAGCGATGGAGAGTTGTCTAATACTTTATAATACTTTGTTAACAAAAGGTGTGGCGCCAGAACAAGCACGAATGGTATTACCACAATCAATGATGACAGAATGGTATTGGTCAGGAACATTATACGCATTTTCTAGGGTATGTAATTTAAGATGTAAACCAGATACACAAAAAGAAACCAGAGATGTTGCAGACGAGATGTATAAAATCTGTGATAAAGAGTTTCCGTATAGTTGGAAATATTTAACAATATGATATTAAAAATAGTAAACAAATACACTGCGGCAGAGTTTGTTTCTACTAGACACTATTCAGCAGTAATGCCTAGATTGACAAAACACTATCTAGGTTATTTTGATAATGAGGAGTTAGTTGGTGTGATTACATTTGGTTGGGGTACAAGACCTAAACATACAATACAAAAGTTGTTTCCAGAGCTAGACACAAAAGATTATTACGAGATAGGTAAGATGTGCTTAGATGATAAACTACTTAGGAATAGTGAATCGCAATTACTATCTTCAGCAATATCTTGGTTAAAAGAAAACACTACTATAAAATATTTGTTTACTTGGGCAGATGGTTTAGTTGGTAAACCTGGTTATGTATATCAAGCTGCTAATTTTTTATATGGTGGTTTCTCATTTACAGATACATATGTTTCAGAAACAGGTGAGAAGATACACCCAAGAACATTACAAGGAATAATACCTAACACTAAAAATCGTAAAGTAGGTATGAGACCAAATCCTCAACAATTAATAGAATTAAAATTAAGTAGAGTTAAAGGTAAACAATTTAGATACATTTATCCTATGACTAAAAAATATAGAAGATGGTTAAAAAAATCTACAACAGAATGGACAACTAACTATCCAAAGGGTAAAGATTTAGTATGGAAGATAAAAAGACCAGGCGAAAAAGACTATACAACAACGACCAAAATACCATTTGACTTATCAAAGGATTATGTGTATAATAAGAAGAATGTAGAATCGTTTAAAAGAGGAACCTTAAGTGAATTTTTATAAAAGCGTTATTGAACATAGAGGCAAATTACTTGTTCGTGGTATACACGAGGGTAAAGAGTATAAAAATAAATTAGACTTTTCACCAACTCTATATGGTATTACACAAGAAGATTCAGAATTTAAAACATTACATGGACAATCGTTAAGACCAATTCAATTTCCTAGTATATCAAAAGCAAGAGAATTTAAAAGAAGTTATGATACAGATAACTCACCATTGTATGGAATGGATCGGTATCAGTATCAATGGATTGCTAACGAATATCCAGAAGACATGAAGTTTGATAAAGATGCAATTAAAATATTTACAGTTGATATAGAATGTACTGCTGAAAATGGTTTTCCTGATATAGATAACCCAGTAGAAGAACTATTAGCAATCACAGTTAAAAATCAATCTAATAAACAAATTATAACTTGGGGTATTGGTGACTTTAAAACTGATAGACCAGATGTGACTTATATTAAATGTAAGAATGAAAAGAGTTTGATTATGGAGTTTATGAAATTCTGGACCAAAAACTATCCTGATGTTATTACTGGTTGGAATACAAAGTTTTTTGATATTCCATATATGTTTAATAGAATAAGAAATATAGTAGATGAAAAAGTATTAAAGAAATTTAGTCCATGGAATTTAGTTGAGAAAGAGTCTATTGTAGTAAGAGGTAGAGAACAAACTCACTATAATATTTTTGGTATCGCTATGTTAGATTATCTGGACCTATACAAAAAGTTTATTCCAACAAAGCCAGAAAGTTATAAACTTGACTATATTGGTAAAGTAGAACTTGGTAAAGGTAAAGATGAAATGCCTTATGATACATTTAGAGAATGGTATACAAAAGACTTTCAATCATTTATAGATTACAATATACAAGATGTTGAGATAGTTGATGGGTTAGAAGATAAACTAAAACTAATTGAACTAGTCTTAACTATGGCGTATGAAGCTAAAGTAAATTATACAGATGTATTCTCACAAGTAAGAATGTGGGATATGTTAATTTACAATTATTTGAAAAAAGAAAATATTATGATTCCTCCTAAAGAAAATAATATTAAAGACGATAAGTACGAAGGCGCTTATGTAAAAGACCCTATTACAGGTATGCATAATTGGATTGTATCATTTGATATTAACTCACTATATCCACACTTGATTATGCAATATAATATCTCACCAGAAAAAATTATCGGAGTAGAACCATCAGGTATATCAGTTGATAAATTGTTAAACAATGCGACACCGTTAACACATTTAAAAGCTGAAGGCGCTTGTATTACACCAAATGGTGCTAAGTTTAAAGTAGATAGTCCTGGTTTCTTACCTAGACTTATGGAAAGTATGTACAATGATAGGGTTAAGTTTAAGACTTTAGAGTTTAAAGCAAAACAAGAATATCAAAAGACAAAAGATAAAACTTTATTAAAAGAAATATCTCGTTGTCATAACATACAATGGTCAAAGAAGATTGCTCTTAACTCTGCTTATGGCGCTATTGGTAATCAATACTTTAGATATTATGATGTAAGACAAGCAACTGCTATAACATCAGCTGGTCAATTTGTAATTCGTTATATTCAAAAAAATGTAAATGAGTATATGAATAAGATTTTAAAATCAACAAATGAAGTTGATTATATTGTTGCGTCAGATACAGATTCAATCTATCTTACACTAGACAAACTAGTACAAGCGACTTGTAAAGATAAATCAAAAGCTGATACATTAAAGTTTTTAAACAAAGTTGTTGAAAGTAGAATTGAACCTTTTATAGATAAATGTTTTGATGAACTTGCTGAATATACAAATGCTATTAAACAAAAAATGGTTATGAAAAGAGAAGTAATAGCTGACAAAGGTATATGGACTGCTAAAAAAAGATATATGTTAAATGTATTAGATGAAGAAGGTATTACTTTTGATGAACCTAAGTTAAAGATTATGGGTATTGAAGCTGTGAAGTCATCAACACCTGAAGTTTGTAGAGGGAATATTAGACAAGCAATTAAACTTATAATGACAGAAGATGAAGAAACTTTACAAAAGTTTATTGCTAATTTTAAAACAGAGTTTTATCAAATGACAGCTGAACAAATATCTTTTCCTAGGTCTTGTAATAATCTAGTTAAATATAAACATGGTAGTAATATCTTTATTAAAGGAACACCTATTCATGTTAAAGGTGCTTTGATATATAATGAACAATTAAAACAATTTAAACTACATAGAAAATATCCATTGATACAAGAAGGTGATAAGATTAAATTTCTAAAACTAGTAGAAGCAAACCCATTTAAGTTTGATGTAATAAGTTATGTCACAAAACTACCAAGTGAATTTAAACTACAAGAATATATTGACTATGATATTATGTTTCAAAAAACATTTGTAGACCCTATGAGTTTTATACTTAATTCTATTGGTTGGTCTACTGAGAAGACAGCTAGTCTGGAGGACTTCTTTGTCTAGTTTTTTTATGGTATTAGTTTGTATTCATTGGGGATTTGCCACTGGTGCTCTATTGGCGCATAAAGCAGATTGGTCTATACCTAGATTTATAATAATAATATTATTGATGAGATACTTTTTTTTAACTTATGGAATTTAATATAAACAAAAAACATGGAGTAATATATGCGGATCCACCTTGGACCTTTAAAACTTACAGTGACAAAGGCAAAGATAAAAGCCCTGAAAGACACTATGATTGTATGTCTATGTCTGACATTATTTCTTTACCTGTTAGCGACCTTGCTAAGGACGATGCAGTCCTTTTAATGTGGGTAGTTGATCCTTTGCTAGACAAAGCATTTAAAGTAATTGATGCGTGGGGTTTCAAGTACAAGACAGTAGGTTTTACTTGGGCGAAAACGAATCGGGTTAAAATGGGTTTCTTTACAGGTCTAGGATATTGGACAAGAGGCAATCCAGAAATGTGCTTATTGGCTACAAGGGGTAAACCTAAACGGCTAAATAAAAGTATACCACAATTAGTTGTGGAACAAAGACGAGAACATAGTAGAAAGCCAGATATAGTGTACAACCACATAGAGAATATGTTAGAAGGACCATACATTGAACTATTTGCTCGTAGAAAACGAGAAGGCTGGACAAGTTGGGGGAATGAAGTATGATTATAGACTTGACATTATCAATACTTTATGTTATAATGATATTTGGTTTTATCGTATGGTTATTAATGAAATGGAATAATGAAGATGTATAAAAGATATACTTTACAAGATACTTTAGATAGTGAAAAAAGAAATCTATTTAATGTACTATCAACTTTTGCTGGTGGTGGCGGTTCGTCAACTGGTTATAGATTGGCTGGTGGTAAGATACTAGCAGTTAATGAATTTGTACCTGAAGCACAAAATACTTATAGAGCAAATTATCCAAATACAACTATCGTACCAGGTGATATAAAAGAATTGACAGGTACATATTTAATGGAACAAGCTGGAGTTAAAGTTAGTGAGTTAGATATATTAGATGGCTCTCCTCCGTGTTCAGCGTTTAGTATGGCAGGTTCAGTATCTCATGGTGAGGGTAGAACTCACGCAGATGCGTTTGGTAAAAAGAAACAGTATTCAGATATTAAAGGCGTAGAGAATGTAGAAGATTTATTCTTTGAATTTTTAAGAGTGGCTAAAGATATAAAACCAAAAGTTATTATTGGCGAGAATGTAGAAGGCTTGACAATGGGTGAAGCTAAAGAGTATTTTCATAAGATACAAAATACATTTGAAGAAATAGGTTATCTTATAGTTGCTAATGTATTAGACTCAAGTTATTTTGGTGTACCACAATCTCGTAAAAGATGTTTCTTCATAGGTGTAAGAGAAGATGTTGCTGAGAAAGTTGGTATAAACTTTATGACTATGTATCAATTGTATCCTGATAAGAATGATTTTAGAACTACACTTGGTGAAGCTATTAATGATGTAGTGAATGAAGATAAAGAAGAACTAGAATATTTGTTTGATAAGATTAGTCCTGAAAGAGCTGTTGGTAAAACACTAATGAAAATGCCAAAAGACCCTGACAAAGTATTGACTGGTATGGATTACCACGACAAAGGTCATCACTTTAATTTAAAAAGAAGTAGTTTAAGAAAACCTTGTCCAACAATTACTGCGATGGGTAATCTTGCTGGTGTTGCTGGTACTTGCCACCCAACAGAAGATAGAAAATTTACTATTAAAGAACTAAAAAGAATTATGTCATTACCTGAAGATTTTAAACTAACAGGTAAACACAATCAAAAATCAGAACGAATCGGTCGTATGGTACCTCCGTTAATGATGAAGGCACTTGCTGAAAGTGTTTACAATAAAGTATTAAAACCATATAAGGAGATAATGAATGACTAAATTTACATTTGCCACAGACAAAGAAGGATTTGATAATCACATTGATAAATCTGTTAGAGGGTACAGTCACTTATGGGGTGATATACTTACCCTATCAAAATATTTTGTAGAAGATTTTACACAAGTTGTTGACATTGGTTGTTCAACAGGTAAACTTTTAAAAGGTATGATAGAACAAAATGAACCTCATATACCACACGCACAATATACAGGTATAGAAATAGAAGAAGATTTTTATGGTGACTATACTTTTGATGAAGACAAATATCAACATTTAAATTATTACAAAGGTGATGTAAGAGATTTTAATTTTCAAAACTGTTCTTTAGTGACTTCTATATTTACTTTACAGTTTATGTCTCCCAAAGATAGACAAGAAATTATTAACAAAGTTTATGCTGGTTTAAATACTGGTGGTGCGTTTATCTTTTCAGAAAAAACTTTTAGTTGTAATCCAAGGATACAAGATATGATGACTTTTACTTTCTATGATTATAAGAGAAAGAACTTTACTGATAAAGAAATATTAGACAAAGAAGTACAGCTAAGGCATATGATGAAGTTAAATAGTAAAACAGAAATATATAATATGTTTAATAAGGCAGGTTTTGAAGTACATAACTTTTGGCAGAACTTTAATTTTATGGGCGCTATTGCGTTAAAGAAGTAAGGAATTAGGGTTGACAAATAGATATAAGTATGATATATTATACCACAAATAAGGAGATTGAATATGAGTAATTTTTTAAAAGACATAATTAAAGAAACCGGTAATGAGTATGCTGGTTTAGTAAGTGACGGTATTGATAGTGCTGATGTGACAAGTTTTATTGACACAGGCTCATATTCGTTTAACGCATTATTATCTGGTAGTATCTATAAGGGTATGCCAGGAAACAAGATCACAGCAATCGCTGGTGAAGCCGCAACAGGTAAAACATTTTTCGCATTAGGTATATGTAAAGCATTTTTAGATAAAGACCCAGATGCAGGTATTATCTACTTTGAATCAGAAAGTGCTATCTCAAAAGATATGATTGAGAGCAGAGGTATTGATTCTAAAAGAATGGTTATCGTACCAGTTGCCACTGTACAAGAATTTAGAAATCAATCAATTAAAATATTAGACAAATACATAGAACAACCAGAGAAGACTAGAAAGCCTTTGATGTTTGTTTTAGATAGTTTAGGTATGTTATCAACTACAAAAGAAATGGAAGATACTGCCGCAGGTAAAGAAACAAGAGATATGACTAGATCACAAATAGTCAAATCAACATTTAGAGTATTAACATTGAAACTTGGTAGAGCAAACTGCCCACTAATTATGACCAACCACACTTATGATGTCATAGGTTCAATGTTCCCTCAAAAAGAAATGGGCGGTGGAAGTGGTTTGAAATACGCTGCCTCATCAATCATCTATCTCAGCAAAAGAAAAGACAAAGAAGGTACTGAGGTCGTTGGAAACATTATACATTGTAAAAATTTTAAATCTAGGTTAACAAAAGAAAACGCACAAATAGATGTAAAACTTACTTATAAAAAAGGTTTAGACAAATATTATGGTCTTATAGAACTTGCTGAAGAAGCTGGTATCTTTAAGAAAGTATCTACAAGATATGAAATGCCAGATGGGTCTAAAGTCTTTGGTAAGAACATCAACGATAATCCAGAGAAGTATTTTACAAAGGAAGTGTTAGACAAGATAGATGGACAAGCAAAAAGAAAATTCAGCTACGGATCAGACGAAGAAGAAGATACAGAATAAAAGATATATCTTTGCTCAAAAAGAAGGTGATGACTTTAGTTGTATAAAGTTAGCAGAGGGTAAATATAAAGATATAATTTATAAGTATAACAATGTCAAGTTTTCTGAAACAGAAAATGCGAATGGTGAGATACCATTAAAGTTTACTTATGATATTTTTCTTAATCCTAATAAAGTAGAAGTAGAAGATACTGAATTTAGAAACTATATCGGTGATATACTTGTTGAATTGATAGAGGAACAAATGACTAATGGAAGTTTTAAAATAGATGAATAACGAAAGAATTGAAACAACAATATTATCAAATCTCTTTTATAATGAAGGATTTACTAGAAAGACTTTACCTTTCTTAAAACCATTATACTTTAACAAAAGAGATGAGAGATTGTTATTTGAAGAAATAGAAAAGTTTGTTTTACAATATAAAAATGTTCCTACAAAAGAATCAATCACCATTGAAATTAATAATAGAAAAGATATTAATGAAGAAGAATACCAAGGTGTTAAAACATTAATCAATTCACTAGCACATGAAGATACTGATTTACAATGGTTGTTAGATACAACAGAAAAGTTTTGTAAAGATAGAGCAGTACATAATGCTGTACTTGACGGTATTAAAATATTAGATGGTAAAGATAAAGAACGACAGTCTGAAGCAATACCAA